ATTAATAATAAACATTGGGGATTTGATTTATCAAAATGTGAACCTCTGCAATATTCAATTTACAACGAAGGTGATTACTACGATTGGCATAATGACAGACGAGAATTTGCATATGGAAATGGTTTAGTAAGAAAATTAAGTTTTACTTTATTTTTAAATGAAGATTATGATGGCGGAGATTTTGAAATTGTTGAACTATCTGGTGCAAAAGAATTACCTAAACTCAATGTTGAAAATGTGAGTGCGACATTATTGATAAACGAAGGCGGTATGATTACTGGACCACAACCTTCAGCAGGTACAATGATTGTATTTCCTTCTCACCTATGGCACAGAGTTGCGCCTGTTACAAAAGGGCCTAGAAAGTCATTAGTAGGTTGGTTTTTAGGCAAACCTTTTAAGTAATGGAAACTCTTATATTAGAAAAGAAAGACGAGGTGTATCTGACGGTTGATGCTGAGAAAAGTATTCAACGAGAGTTATCTGAGTTTTTTACATTCTATGTGCCTGGATATAAGTTTATGCCTGCATTTCGCAATCGTATGTGGGATGGCAAGATACGAATGTTCTCACAGAAAACAAAAGAAATCTATTTCGGATTGTTCCCATACATCAAAGCATTCGCAGAAGAAAGAGGATACAATGTTGTCTGTGGCGAAGGTGTTGAGATAGAGAACAATGTATCAAGAGATATCGTTGAAAAGTTTTCTAATAGTCTAGGTCAGAAGTTTGAGGCAAGAGATTATCAGGTCGATGCTATCTATCACAGTCTAAAATTTAATCGTGCCTTATTATTAAGTCCTACTGCTAGTGGTAAATCATTTATTATCTACTCACTCATTCGCTACTACACACATCTAATCAAAGACGATACAAACAATCGAATACTATTAATCGTGCCGACAACTTCACTCGTAGAACAAATGTATTCTGACTTTCAAGAGTATGGTTGGGATGTAGAAAAGAATTGTCATAGATTGTATAGTGGTCATTCTAAAGAAACAAATAAGAAAGTATTGATATCAACATGGCAAAGTTTATTTCGTTTACCTAAGGCATACTTTGACCAGTTTGGCGTTGTGTTTGGCGATGAGGCACATCTATTTAAGTCAAAGTCATTAAGTGAGATTATGTCTAAACTGACAGACTGCAAATATAGAATCGGGTTGACAGGTACTCTTGATGGCGCTCAGACACATAAACTTGTGTTAGAGGGTTTGTTTGGCGCTGTCAATAAAGTTACATCAACTAGAAAACTAATGGACAAGAAACAGTTATCAAATTTGACTGTTCGTTGTTTGATACTGAAACATACTCCTGAACATTGTCAAGCGATTTCAAAAGGTAAGTATCAAGATGAGATTGACTATCTTGTCAGTAGTCGGTCAAGGCAAAACTTCATTCGTAACCTTGCAATTAAACTTCAAGGCAATACTCTTGTGTTATTTCAACTCGTTGAGAAACATGGTAAGAATCTACATGAGATAATAAAAGAAAAGGCTGCTGATGGCAGAAAAGTCTTTTATATTTTTGGTGGCGTTGAGGCAGATGAACGAGAAGCAATTCGAGGCATTGTTGAGAAAGAAAAAGATGCTATCATTGTTGCAAGTTATGGCACATTCTCTACTGGTGTCAATATTAAGAATCTACATAATATTATATTTGCGAGTCCTTCTAAGAGTAGAATAAGAAATCTACAGTCAATAGGTCGTGGGTTAAGACTTGGTGATAATAAGGTAGATGCTACATTGTATGACATTGCAGATGATATGACATGGAAGTCAAAAGAAAACTTCACTTTGAAACACTTTCAAGAACGAATAAATATCTATACAGAAGAAGAATTCGATTACGAAATGCATAGTATAGACCTCAAGGACTGATAAATATAAGTATGGAAACAATAAACGAACCTACACACCCTACTGATTACAGACTAGCTAAGTTAGTAGATGGAAGCCTATTGATGGGAACTATCTCTGTTGATGCCGAACATATGAGAATTACTAATCCTTTAGAGTTAGTAACAATACCTCGTATGACTAATGAGGGTCTTAAAGAAGATACAACTTTAACAAAATGGATACCATTTACTGATGAGATAGAGTTTGTAGTTGCAAAAGACAAAGTAGTTGTTATCACTTTGGCATCTGTTGATTTAGCACACTACTATGAAGTTGTTCTTGCTAAAATAGAAACAAGTGATGCTAAAATCAGACCAGCATTAAGTGCTGACGATATAGATAGAATATTAGAAATCGCCGATGAAGAAGATGAAGAACTAATTGAGTGGGATGAAGAAGGTGGTAATGTAATAGGTGGTCATAAAATAGACTCTAAGAAGTATCATTAACCTTTAGGTACTATGGTCTCTCACCGCATCTACATATGCGATTATACAGTACTTTTTACACGCTGTCAAGCGTTTATTCCAATTAAATTACTTTTAGTATATGCTTGACATTTCTTTTCAACTCTAGTATAATAGACACTATGAATAAAACAACAGATAGAAATATCAAAAAGAAAAACCAGTTGAAGCATACCAAAGAGAAACTTCATGATTTGAAGGATACTAAAAGTCATAAGAAACTTAATCTAGTTAAAAAACTAAAGAATCTTATGAAGCGTAATGAAAGAAAAGGACTATAGCATGGCAGAAGAAGTAAAACTAAAACCAAAACAGAAACCTCATTATGTAGATAATAAGAAGTTTCTTGTAGCAATGACAGAGTATCGTGAGTTAAGAATTAAAGCCGAAGAAGAAGGCAAAAGACGACCGACTGTTACTAATTATATAGGTGAATGTTATCTAAAGATTGCTAATCACTTATCATACCGACCTAATTTTATCAACTATACTTACAGAGATGATATGATTTCAGATGGTATAGAGAATTGTCTACAATACATGGACAACTTTGACCCCGAAAAGAGTAAGAACCCATTCGCATACTTTACACAGATTATATACTATGCGTTTATTCGTAGAATTCAGAAAGAAAAGAAACAACAACATGTCAAACAAAAGATGATACAGAACTTTGGCATTGAAAATATGATGGACTCAATAGAAGGCGATGATACACAATATCAAAGTCAAATGTTAGATTTTTTAAGACGAAACAGCAGAGAAGAACTACCAGAAGATAAGAAAAAAGAAACCACTAAAAAATAATATATTATGAAAATAGCCTTATTGAATGACACCCATTTCGGTGCCAGAAACGATAGTCTTATATTTGATGATTTCTTCCACAAGTTTTATGATGAGGTATTCTTTCCTTATCTAAAAGAACACAACATCAAAACGCTCATTCATTTGGGTGATGTCGTAGACAGAAGAAAGTTTATCAACTTTAGAATTGCTCATAACTTTAGAAATAAGTTTATGAAACGACTATGGGATGAAAAGATAGACACTCATGTCATTATCGGCAATCACGATATCTACTATCGAAACACAAACAAAGTAAACGCCATAAAAGAATTATGCACAAGTGCTGACGGCATTAACGAGCCTTGGATATATGAAGAAGCAAAAGTAGTAGACTTTGATGGTACAAAACTATTGATGATGCCTTGGATTAATCCAGAGAACGAAGCCGCTTCATTTGAAATGTTAAAGACTGCCGAAGCAGATGTCTGTATGGGTCATTTTGATTTGAATGGTTTCAGTATGAATGATGCTATGAAACAATCACATGGACATGATAAGAGTATTGTAAGTCGTTTTGAAAGAACTTATAGTGGACACTTTCACCATAAGAATGATGATGGTCAAGTATTCTATCTAGGCAATCAATACGAAATCACATGGTCAGATTATAACAATCAGAAAGGGTTTCATGTTTTTGATACCGAAACAAGAGATGTTGAGTTTGTGCCTAATCCATTTACTATGTTTATCAAACTACATTATGATGATGTACTAACAAATTATGACAAGATTGATATTACAGAATACAATCAAAAGTATGTGAAGTTGGTTGTTGTTAATAAAAAAGACAACGAAATGTTTGACAGATTACTTGAAAGACTGTATAATGATATATCTGTACACGAACTTAAAATACTAGAAGATTATTCTGATTTATCTGCGGCTAGTGTAAGTGATGATGTTGTTGAAGGTTCAGAAGATACAATGGAGTTAGTCAGTAACTATGTTGACCAATTGAAAGTCGACCTAGATAAAGACAGAC